ATTCTTGAAGGATAAGAACCGACCTTTATGGTCCGCATCCTCGATCCTCGGATCGTCCATAGCCGCCATCATCTCGTTCGTCAGGCCGCCGAAATGCCAACGAGTAACATCACCCGGAAGCACCGGGAAGCCGTCGCCGGAACCGCCGCCACGTCCTCCAAGTCCCAGCTTTATCCCTCTCAAGTCTATGCCCGAAAGATCAATGCTGGATAAATTGATATTGTTGAGAGTTATCATTGCAGTACATAGATTTTAGATGGTTCCGTTGTTGTCACGAGTCTTACCGTCTGTCCAGCTTTGCCTATTACACCATTCTCCCAAAGCATGACGTTTCGGGCGGGATAAGCCGCGACCACCCAATTATCACCAGTAATGCTTCTTTCCAAAACAATATCGCCCTTATCTTTCAGTTCTACATGTAGAACGATATCGCTTGATTCAAGCGATATGGAATCCGATATATACTTATCTCCCTGCTTGCTAAATGTTACTTCCGTTGCCATAATATTTTAATTATCAATTTTGTGAATAAATATATCTTGTACCACCATTTAAGCGAGATTTTGACTTCTATCGTGCCGGAATTTTCATTGTTGATTGGAGTCAGACGAACCGGCATTACCATTTGCTTGATTGATTTCATTATTAAGAGTGTTTTGTTGTTTTTCCTCCAATATCTTTCGTATCTCATCCTCTGGTTTATCCGTTATACTAAGCATTTTCACGGCTGTTTCAAGAGATATAATGCCGTCGTTATACAATTTGCCTATCGCTGCCCACTTCTTATCTATATCTTCTTGAAATGGTTCGGAAAACTCAAAATCAATATCTAAAGCATCCAGCTTAGACCGTAATTCTATATGAGTTACATTCTTCATGATGGCCAATATCAGATTCTTTTCGCGGTCTACCGCAATCTCATATATTTCCTTGCGATTGTCCCTTTTCATATAAGATGGAGCCATTGCACGCTTTAAAGCCTCTCCCGTTAACGTGCCCAAGCCTTTCGTGTTCTCCGATGAAAAGTTAAAAGTAAAGGTGTCATTAAGGATAGATTCTTTCAGTATGTCTTTTTCAAATTTCTTGAGTTCGACGGAATCCGGTGGTGCTACATAGTCGAACATACTATCTGGTCCGTGCATCCTAATAACTTCCCCTACATTATCTGGATCACTAAGAGAAGCCAACACATCTGCCGAAACTTTAGCTTTTGGATCTGCAAAATAGTTGACAGTATCGGCAGATTTTGAATCGACATACTCGTCCCTATTTATACGAGACTGTGCGCCCTCCCATTCTTTTTCCTGTTGATAATAGATGATATTTATTTTCCCAGTAGGATTAATTATAGGCAAAACTTCCCATCCGCGATCATTTTTCTTGCATCTATAAATAACCTTTGGAGTCTGAATATCGAAATGTTCTACCGTGTTTACTCCTTCTTTTAGATAATATCCATAACCGAAAGCTAGCATAGTCCCATATTGGTCGAAAAGAGGACGCAGGGTATACCCTAAAGATTTTGCCAGCAAAACAACTTTCACCTCCGCTTTTCCGGTTTCCTCGTTGCGGTAGATATGGTACAATTTAGCACATTCCGTCTCGGAGCCTGCTAAACGTTTAGCTTGACGCATGGTTGTGTTGAAACGGGTATCCTTCAAAAACTGAGTATATGCGTCAAAAGCAACATCTTGCACGTCGGGATCATTTTTGCTCCATTTTATCGGTTGCCCCAACAGATAAAACAATGCAACCTCATTTATGTAAGCCTGCCATCTACGAGGCAGTTTCTCTGTAATATATGGCTGTTTGTTCTTTCTGAGTTTATTTTTGCGATTCATAACATCATGGAGAGCAGGATCGTATTCTTTTATTGCCTCCATAACTTCCAAATCTCGATTTTGAAATAACTCCATCGCCCGACTTATATCTTTTTCTGCGATCAAAGTCATTAAGTCTTTGTTGGTGCTTGACCCATTTAAAGATCCACCCCTAAATAAGTCTATTATGTAATTCAATATCGATGCCATATCTTAAGTTTTAATATATCCCTAAATCCTCTTTTGAATACTGCTTGGTAATTAATACTTTGCCAAGAAGTTTACCTATAGTATAATACCTGGAGGCGTCTATAAGATGGTTGTAAGCATCAATAGGCTCGTTTATAAATTTACCATCTTTATTTTGTTCATAAACGTAATTTTTAAGCTCTCGGATCAAATTGACAGACCTACGAGTAACGCATATTTTATACTCCATCATTTTAAACAAGCCTCCCATGACGGAACCTTTATATTTATCGGCGGGAAAGATAATAATCCCCGCATTAGCAATCTCCTGTATTAACCTAGGGTCGGCACTATCTGCGTAAACAAACAATCCCAGCTTCTTCAATTCCTTGATGATTTCGCTTGTGAGCATGTGCGTCCGGTAACACTGCTCATCCAAATACAGCCTATTATCAAGTACCCCACATTTCACTATAGCGGTAGGGTCCGAACTGTATCCAAAATCAAGACCAGCGGCAACATGCTTTGCGTATGCCGGAAATTCATCTACAATTTCATATTCGGGGAAGACAAGACCTTCTGCCATTGCCTGCAATCCTAATCCGTATACAGTCCACAACACTTTGTTTTTGTATTGAAGCGACTCTATCTCGTCAATAATAGTTTGTTCAAGAAATGGATTATCCTTGTAGGTCGAAATAAAGTGATATGTACGTGGGTCCTTGTTCAACTCACACAACCAATGTTCGTCCGAAAAGGATGGATTGTAATCAACAATGGAAAAATCGGTAGTACGCATAACGAGCTGTTGCCATTCCAGAAATGAAATTTCGTTTGCCTCATTGCAGTATAAGATATTTCGTTTACGACCTCTGATCTTCTGCTCATCATCTGTCGAGAAAAACTCAACAAATGAACCGTTCGGAAGTGTATAAATCATTTCAGACTTATTCATGCATCTATTATCCCATATCTTATACTTATCCTGCATAATCTCTTTAAAATCGCGAAACACAGATCCTTTTAACGCAGGCAATGTCTTTCGGACAATGGATAGAGACTTTTTGTTTGTGAGGATATGAGATAATAGATAGATAAGGATGTTGTACGTCTTGCTACTACGCGAACTACCCTGAGCAGAGACAACCTTATAGCCGGAGTGGATGGCATTATCAACTTCTGTAAATATTTTAGTCGTTTTAATTATCGCCATGATCCGCGTCCTCCCTCTTATCAATGACCTGTATTACAAAACCACTTCCTTCTTCTTGTTTTACCTCTTGCTTTATAGGAGCATCCCAACCCAACAGCTTAGATAGCTTATCTATTGCATCAATCTTATTATAGAGCTTTAACTCATATCCTTTATCTGTTGATTTAATCGAAAGAATGGAACGTTGTATGCTTGACGGTAATTTAGAGATATCTTTGATCAGGATTGTTGTAAACATCTCATTAGACTTTACCTCCAACGCGTCGACAATATTGGCACGAGCAATATCGGCAAGAATCCCTACCGCTTCGTCTTTGGTTATATCAGACCGGTTCCTCATTTGAGACTGGAGCTCTCTTATCCTTAGGGCAACCTTAGGGCTGTTCAAGAGCTTCGAAGACTCTACCCAAATTGCATTGTCCGACTTACCATTACATCTATATGCCCGTCGATAAGCCTCAGAAGCGTTTCCGCATTCGAGGTAGTAGTTGCAGAACATTTCTTGTTTTTGTGTCAACGCCATGCTTTTTATAATTAATTGAGTCAAATTTAAATAGCATAGGCCAGCTATAGGAAGGATCATTACAATTATTCACGACAACAGAACCATTGTCGTGAATATTGTTAATTGAGTGAATATTATCCAATCCTATCCATTATTTCGTTATATATACGATGGATATCTTGTCTAAAGTATTTATACAGCTGATAAGATAGATACAACCCGTTTAAATTATCGGAAATAGTGGATTTCCCATTGAGACCAAATACTTCAGCAAGTTTATCCCTTAATCCCCTTTTCATTTTTCCATCGGCAAGAGCACCGGGAGAATACAAAATTAAAATTATGAAAATGAATTTCTTTCTTTGGGGGACATTAGCTCGAAAAACTTCCTGCTGAGAAACAATCTCCTTAAACCATTCATACAATGTCGGGATCATATCTAAGTCTGTCAAGATAGGCTTGGTTAATTCTCTTTCTCTTTCTGATAATCTTGCTTTTTGATCCCTGATAGATCGTATTTCAACGATTTTACTAAACACGCACGGCTTCTGTTGTAAAGACATAATAATCCATTTTAAATTAAGCCGTTTGCACAAAATTACAAATTAATCCTCATATCAACAATACATTGTTGATAAAATATCTTTTCGTAGTTATCTTTGCCCGAAAAACACCATGAGCGAAGAATTAAAACAGCTAATAGCCTGGTTTGAGAACTACCAAGTGACGTTTAACGAGATCCGGTTAAGCGAGTGTGAGAATATATTCGATTTGAGCAAGTACATTGATGTACATGTCAGATCGGTTAAAAGGAATTGGGATAATCCGACCTTTGCAAGTGATATACTGAGGTTGCAAAGGCTTAAGAAGGTGTTGGAGGAAAGAGGATAAAGTGATAAACAATGTTAAATATCACATTTCACCTTATTTTTATTGACATTCTATTTGGTGTCAATAAAATAATTCGTATCTTTGCAGTGTAATCAAAAAACAAAGAAGTGGGGGCAACACTTAAAATTCTGCAATAAAGAAAATGACAACAACAGAAGTAAAATCAGTTTTGGGTGAAAACAGAGAAATGATTATCAACTTTTTCAATGAAAATGTAAAAGAAGATAATTTTTACAACCTGAAATGGTTTATGACACGAGTACTCAACAACGCTGAAATCTCTTGGAAGCGCCGCAAGAGCATTGGCGAAAAAGAAATCACATCCGTTTTGAATAGCATTATCAAGCAATACCCGAATATTAAGAAAGGTTATATAAGCAACTATCAGAAGGCTGTAAATTATCATGGGGAAGATAAAGTTAAAATGATGTTACACTGCAAATAATAATAGGTATATGGCAACTTTCAGAAAGGTCGAATTTAGCATAAGAAGAGGCAACGGGTATGGCCAATATATTATTGAAGCCCGTTACAGAGGAAAGGATATTAAATCCCATACGACAGATTCGGAGGCTTGGGACTGGATTGATAATGATTCTGACAAAGAAAAGCATAACTATGCACGTAGGCATTGCTACTATAAAATTGTTGAGAAATATAATGAGTTATGCGAAAAATAGAATTAACTCTACCGGAATGGGTGTTTTGGGATGCCCATTCCCACGAAGGAGATAAACTCAAAGATAGGACTGTCATCGAGCACGTCCGATCGGCATCCGTATTCGAAATATTCGACAGGGATATTGACACCTTTCGATTAAATCCGGAAGTATTGACTTTTAGATTTAAAAACGAGGGATTGAGAGTAGAAAGGCTCTTAATATCACTGCATCACAGCTGCACTCTGGACCCTGTGAGTGACAGAAAAAAACTAATGGACATTATGAAGCAGTGCGCAATCTGGTATTGTGATTACTGCGATTGGGAAGATAAAAACGAAATGATATGATAAGGGAACAAATAGGCTCAAAAATAGCCCAGCTGCGAAAGGAAGCCGGGCTGTCACAGCGCGATCTGGCCGATAAAGCCGGTTTGACGCAAAACACCATCTACAAAATCGAAAATGGCAAATTTTCAGTTGGAATAGATGTTCTCGACAGAGTAGCTAAAGCCTTGAATCGAAAAATAGATATCGTTTAATCGGAGGGCGGAACCCCACCGAGGCAATCGGAGGGCGGAACCCCACCGAGGCAATCGGAGGGCGGAACCCCACCGAGGCAATCGGAGGGCGGAACCCCACCGAGGCAATCGGAGGGCGTGAGCAGAAAAAAATAAAGCCGGAGGTTATTCCGGCTTTTTATTTTTATTCAAAGGATCATGTTTATCGACATCTTCGACAAGGATATTATGCTCTGAAAAATATCGATCTCTCGCAAGAATTGCTATAACCTTCATGTAAGGGACGATATTAACACCCGTATTATAGGCATCTAATTTAATTTTATCTATTTCTTCTG